CGCCATATCTCCCTCAGTCGCTAGTAATTCCAAATAATCCACTATAATAACATCGGGAGTAAAATTTTCATAATTACTAAGTTGATTTAAATAAGCACGAAGTTGGTTTACGCCAGCTCTCTTTGTAGGAAACTCTTTAATCTTAAGTTGACCCCTATCTGGGACTGTTGAAGTAACTTGCTCTAACCTATCTTTAAGATCATCACATCGGTCTTTTAGTTGGTCTTGGCGAATTCGCGAGAATATACTATCTAATCTCTGTGCCACTCTATCCTCAGCCATCTCTAAAGAGATATAAAGAACGTTAGACCCGTCTAAACACGAGCGAACAGCTTGGTTGGCAAGGTAAAGAGATTTACCTACCCCAGGAGGAGCGACTACCATTGCTAACTCCTTGGATGCCAACCCGCCTTCAAGCGCTTCATTTAGGGATTCGAAAATCGTCCTATGTTCAGCACTATGCGTATTCGAATTTAAACGTGCCCAACGTTCTTCAATATCTGAAAAATAATCTAATCCTAAATCTACATTGCGACTAACAGTTAATGCGCCACGCATAATAGGTTCGATTTCTGAGTAGTTCTTAGACTTAACCATTTCGGCGGAGCGAATAATCGCGTCTTTTAATGATTGCTCTTTGGCAAATCCTTCTACTAAGTCTAAAAGGTAATCTTCATTATTTAATGAGTTTTCATCTAGGTTATTAATAAGAGTTAACTCATCTCGGTAGTCCGAAAATAATTCGTTTGAAGTTTTTACCTTCTTTACATCTTCTAAGATGAAATCATCAGATGGAAGTTTTTTGTACTTTAAATAGTAATCTACTATAATCTTGTACATTTTCTGATGTGAGGGATATTCGAAGTACTCTGCCTTTACCATCGGCATAGCTTGAGTGAGAAACCCAGTATCCGATTTAGCTAAGTATATAATACCTCGTTGGATATTATCTGATAATTCATATGTGGTAGTCATTATGTTATAAGAGCGCTTAAGATATAAAAAATACTAACAAAAAAATTATTATTATTACCAATTATTGCCAGTAGACCCAAAACCACCCTCATTCCGAGAAGTTTTTTCAGCAAAGAACGTATCTTTGTCTACAGAGTTCAATACTACATCAGGAACTTCGCTAATAATCATTTGAGAGAACCTTTCCCCTTTTAAAATTACAAAAGGGCTGTGATTCTTCAAGTTTCTGATAGCAACCATAACGGGACCTTTATATCCACTATCAATAGTTCCAGGTGCGTTTGGGATTATAATTCCAAGTTTAGAATAAGAACTTCTTAATCTAATCTGACCTTCAAATCCCGGAGGGATGTCTACTCGTAACCCTACGTCTACTAGCGTTGTTTTACTAGGCTCTATCTGTACATCTTCATTAGAGTATAAATCAAATCCTGCATCATTATCATGCTTGTAGGCTGGATCTGGATTTTCGGAGGTATTTAAAAAGTTTACTATTGGCATTTAATTATCCTTTACATTATGCCCGTCTTCAGATCTTTTTCTATCTGTGTCGGACATTGCTTTCGCTACTGTCTGAGTTAAGGCTTCAGAGGACTTTCTGCGTATCTTAGCCGTCTTAGGGTCTACCTTTTTAGCGAGACCTTGCTCCACAGCTACGTCATGATTTATTTTATAGTTAGTGTAAGGTGAAACCCCGGATTTACCCTCAATAGCTTTTTTAGTATTTTCAATCTCCCCTTCCATCCAAGACTCTTCTACTTTTCTACGACTACTAGAGCCAGAAGATCTAGAATGTTCCTTTAAACCTATGCCATGCGCATTAATTTCCTGCCCTTCGGCGGTTCTGTTGCAAAGATTTCCACAATCATCATGCTCTTGGGGTTCCTTATAGTATTCCATAGATACTAGCTCTTCAAAAGTCTCATTGCAAGACTCGCAGTAATAGTTGTACATTGGCATTACAGCTCACACACCCCATCTTTACATGTATCAATAGAAGATGCTAACTCTTGGAGTTTACCCCCAGTAATTAAAGCATTTAAATCAATTGAAGTATGATCAATAGTTTGAAGTGGTTCATTTCCTCTAGAGCCTGCTCTATAAAATGTTACCCCTTTTAAATCATGAGCTTGCGAAAGCAAATCATCATATAAAGTTTCTGCCTTGTAATCATTAGGTAGATTGCAAGTTTTTGAAACAGCTGAGTCAATATGAGCTTGTACTACAGATTGAACTTTCATATGCTCCTCAGGAGTTACATCATAAGCCCCAACACAATGAGTTAAATCACGACCTCGTAAATACATCTCCTTAAACAAAGGATCAATTACAACATTTTCATTAAATACACCTGGAGTCGATGTTTTCCATGTGCGTTTGTACACAGGGGCAAAGATTGGCTCTAGCCCTGTGGATACTCCTAACACCATACTAATAGTTCCAGTTGGAGCCACAGTAAGCATTACTGCGTTACGTAATCCATTCTTTTTAATATCAGCACGAATTCGTGCGGGAATAGTCTTCATAAACTTTTCATTTTTAAGTTTACTAAAATCATATTTTTCAAAGCTTCCCTTTTCACGTGCAAGGTACATAGACGCTTTGTAAGCTTCATTTCGAATAGTTGAAAATAAACGTTCAAGGAACTCTAAACATGCCTCAGACCCATATTTAAATCCTGCTTTAATCAAGAAATAATGAAGCCCCGTAACACCTAAACCGATTCTTCGGCTACGTAAGCCCACCTCTTCACACTCTTTAATTGGGAATGTATTAGCTGTTAGCACATTATCTAAGAATCTAACGCCGACTCGAATAGTTCGGGCGAGTCTACGGTAATCTATATTGCCATCCATATCCACCATATTGGCTAGATTAACATGCCCTAAGCAACAGTTTCCATATGCAGGAAGTGTTATTTCCCCGCAAGGGTTAGTGGCAGGCATTTCTTCAAAGTAAGATACGTTTGTGTATTCGTTTGCTAAATCTACATTAAATACTCCAGGCTCACCCGACTCAACTGCGTTATCTAAGATTCTCTCCCATATATCTTTTGCTTTAATGGGGGATAGAACTGCGTTTGCAAAAGTATCCGACCACCCAACTTTATGATATTGGTCAGCTCTTCCGATTGCATCTTCCTCATCTTTGGCTACTACGGTTACAATATCGGTCTTTCCTTCCTCATCTGTGCGCTCAACATTATAGCAGAAATATTTATTATGTCGTCCTGCGAATGTAAAGTGCCAGTCCTCATTGTTTTCTACGGCTTCAATAAATCGATTATTAATAGCTACAGAGATATTGAAATTAGTAAGCTCCTTACGGTCAAGTTTCACTGATAGAAACTCTAAGAAATCAGGGTGGCTAACTTCTAAAATAGACATTAATGCTGTTCTGCGATTCTTGCCCGCCCGTACATGTTCCCCAATCTCATTAATCATCTTCATGACTGAAATAGAGCCGGGAGCTGACCACTTAATATTCTGGATATCGTCCCCTTTAGGACGAATCTTGGAGAAATTGAATCCGACGCCACCACCGGCACAAGAAATCTTGTACATATCCGCAATAGTCTTACCTATACTCTCCACTGAATCCTCGGGATCAAGAACATAACAATTAAGCATATTATACTTATTACGACCTGCGCCGAATAGGATACGACCCCCTGGGCAGAAATCCGCGGAGTTAATAGCTTCAAAGAATTTCTTCTCCGTCTGCTCCCTAACTTCTTCCTTTTCGGGTAACGCTACGGCTTTAGAAATTCTCTTGGCAAGTTGCTTCCACTTAGTCTCTCCCGGATATGCGTACTTATCCATGAAAATAGATTCTTGAAGTGAACCTTCAGGTATATCATATCCCATTATTCGTCCTCCGTAACTGTACAAATAACATCATCTTCCATGATTAAAGTAAGTAATTCTTCAGTACTAGTCTCATAAATCTCATTTCCTGAATAATCTCCGAATATCACATAAGCACCCTCAGTAATTTTGCAATCATCTGATGTGCGTATAACAGTTCCTTCATTATACTTCTTGTCGGTTACTTCTGCTGGGAGAAGGATTCCTCCGTCGGTTTGGGATTCCGCCTTTTTACGGC